TATCTCTAAACTCTTCTGCAAGAACTAATGGTCCTCTTCTATCAAAGTTTTCTAAACTAAAAAATTTTTCTGCTGTAGTTACAGATCTAAACTTTCTGTTATATTCTGTAATTTTGTATTGCATGGTTCGTGGCACGTCGACATTGATTATTCTTATACCTGATAATAGTGCAAGTAATTCATCCTGTAGTGTTACCGGTTGACCGCTTCTCTTAACATCACCCTCTATACCTTTTACAATTTTTTCTGTAGTATCAATAGCTGTTGGTCTTACACCTTTAAATATGTGTGTTAAACTTTTCATAAAAGCTGTTGGTCCATCATCTGTTTCAGAATAAACTCTAGCTCCTGTTTTTGTTACACCACCTCTACCTGCAACTAATGTCCCTGCTGGTATGACATCAAATGTTTTTTCAAGTGCGATAGATTCAGAAACAAATGGGTCAATAAGTTTTCTTACAGGTCCATCAGGTCCTAACATTAAATTAAATACAAACTGATCTACATCTTGTTGTTTTAAATCTTTTTCTTCTATTGTTTTTAACAAAGCTGTTACCGGTTGTCTTACTACATCGTACGGACTAAAATATGAAAAGTTAATTGCTTTGCCTACACCGTCTTTCCATTTGTTAATTGGTAGTATGGCTGCTCTTGAATCCCATGGTGCTGACAAACTTCTTTTGTATGCATCTATTTGTTCCATAGTTACACCTGTTAAATTTTGAGCCAGTGTAGAGACACCTTTTTCTGCTCCACCTAATGTAACAAATGCACCTAATAATCTTCTGTAACCGTTCTGTCTTAACTGTGCATTTGAAGATGTGGCTTCTTTAGCACCTATACTTAATATGTTGTATGTTGTTCTAATCATTTCTGCAGGGAAAGATACGAAGTTACCAAAAGGTAGCTTTCTTATATCTTGTACAACTTGTGGAACTTTACTATATGTTGGATATGTATTTCTTATCTGCCATGCAGCTGCTTCATCCACAGCTTCATCAAATGTTTTCTTCGCACCTGTAAATGTATTTGTAGGCACAAACTTTCGACCTGTTATTTCCTCTGTCCATCGTGCAATATCATCTACGTTTTTATACATAGATTTCATCTGTGATTTTACATACTCGTGACCATACCATTTCCACAAGTTATCACCTCCAGCATATATTCTTGTAGCTGTTTTAATCATTTTTGTTTCTGATAATTTAGCCAATAAACTATCTAGATTTTTTACTTTAGCCCCTGATTTTATTTCTTTTAATACAGCCTGTAACTCTGATGCTACGATATTTTCATCAATAACACCAAGACGTATTTTATTCTCTAAATTTTCTATAAATTTTTTCTCATCAATTAATTTTCCTGCACCGAATATATCGTCCATGACCATCTTAATTGATTCTGTAACTGATGATCTACCACCAATATGTCCATTAGCTAATGGAAACATACTAGCAGAAGTTACGTTTCTAACCTGTGTTGCAGGTGAAAGAACTGTTTTACCAAACTGTGTAGCAACTTTAAATTGTAATATGTTTCTATATGCAGAACTTTGTAATAAACCATCAAATCTACCAGGCACACCTTTAAGGGCTGCGTGCATATCTTTTGATGCATATAATTTAGATATATTACTTTTTAATATACCAAGTCCTTTTATTTCACCTATTTTTATTGCATCAAAATTTCTTGCTGCATTTGCTGCTCCTTCATCTGCAAACAACCAACCCTCTTGTAAACCTATTTTAGCTAATTGATCATAGGTTTGTTTGTTAACAGACTGTGAAATAGCATGTGATGTGGTTTGTAACACAGATGCTTTTAAATTATTTTCTTCACCTAATAATTTTTTAATCGCATCAGGTAATTCTTCTCCTGTTCTAATTAATTTATCAGATCTTAATTCAGACTTAGATATATTTTTTAAAAGCTGTAAAGGGTCCACACCATCTTGTTTTGTATTTGTTAATATTTTATGTACCAAACCATCTGCATACGCTTCCTGTGCTTGTGCGTCTGTCATTCTACCAGTTTTTAAAAGATTAGCCGACTCTCTCATATCTTTGTTTCTTTTTACAACATTCTCTAAAATATATTTAACTGCACCATCTCTAATTTTTTGATCAGGCATATACTCTGGGTTTGTAAATACAGAGAAAGACTTTCTCATATATGTTTTTAAATTATTAAGTATAAAATTTTTAAGATCACCTTTTGGCAATAATTCACCAAATGTTTTCTTGGTATCTATTAACTCTTTGTTTAAATTATTAGCTGTTTCTTGTAGTTGTTTTGGTAACTGCGATAACTTCATCTGCCCTTTTAGATATGCAAGAACTTGATCTAAGTAATATTCTTTACTTGCGGGTGATGTAGTAGCTGTGTTGTAATATCCCTCAAATGATTTAGCTAGATCGTATGATTTTTTTTCAATAGATTGTAAGTATTTATCTATCGTTCTTGATCTTGCTTTTATTTCTCTTTTTGCACCAGATGTAAATTGAAATCCAAGACCTGTTTGTTTACCTAAAGATCTAAAGTTTGATAAAAAATTATCTATCTTTTTTAATTTTCTTTCTAATGGATCAGAACTTTTTACAGAAAACATTCTCCACTTGTCAAAGTCAGGTAATTGTTTTTTAGGATTAGCAGTTACAACTGTGGATAAAGTTTTATCGATTACATAACTACTTGCATTTCTTATTGCTCTACCTGCTGTTGCAGATCCAGGTATGTTTGCAACTAAATATGTTGCAGGTCTAACAGCTAATAAATCCACACCTTGTAGTGCAAGACCGGTTGGTTTCATAATACCATACTTAACACCAACTGAAGCTATTTTAGCAAGAGGTCCACCCATTAAAGCAAAACCTGCACCAACAGTTGCACCTTCTGCACCAAATCTAATTCTGTTTCTTAATCTTGCAAGTGCAAGATCTCTTCCTTCCAATCCTTCTTCGTTTTCTTTTTCTAGTACTAAATTTTCTCTTTTAGGATTCGCAACTATAAAATCTGTTGCACCAAAAGCAGTTGCCATATAACCAGCTCTCTTTGCAATATTAGCTACATTACTTGATGCTCCTGCTGCAGCTGCTGCATCTTTTGCTTTTTTACCTTTTCTTAAAATTTTTTTAGCTCTGTTCATTACTTTGAACACACCGCCACCTGGCACACCAAACTCTATAAGAACTTTGTTTACCGATCCTAATAATGTTTCAGGATCTTCTATTTTATTTTGTTCGTAGACCTCATCTAATCTTTCTGTAAGATTAGTGTCAGCAGCCATGTCAATGCCGGTTGTAATAAGATCACCAAAAGAATATCCTAAACTCTGTGCTGCACCATACACAGATTTTTCCATGTCTTCAAAAAAATCTATGTAATCTTTTTCCTCACCTTTATCTTCACCAGACATTAGCTGTTTTAATCTATCTGTTTTTAATTTACTAAAAGGATTTGTTTCAAACAACAAACCAAAATTTTTAAGACCATCCCATGTAAACTTGACTGGTTTACTAGGTTTTGCTATATTTTTGTTTATTGATTTTTGAATATCGTTAACTTCGATATCTACTTTCTTTTCAAAAGGCTCCATGTTACGCCCCCTGTGGTAATGTCAAATTTACGTCGTACTGTTGGTTAAAGCTCGCAACATCTTCTCCTGTTTGAATGTTTGCAAAATCTAACAATGCTTGTTTACTATTTGCTAATAACATAACTATTTCATTTGAAATTTCTTGCGGTAATCTTGCTCTAAGTTCTGTGTAAGATAAATCTTGAACCTCACCTGTTTGTTTTTTTTGTTCTACAATAGGTGCCATCATGGGTTCAGGTTTAGTTCCTAATTTATAACCTATTCTACCACCATCAGCTTTTTCTTCAGGTAATTTAATTCCACCCATAAGTTCATTAAAGTTTGGAAAGTATGGTGCAATATCTTCAATATCGTTGTTTTGTAATAATTTAAGTATTGCTTCTCTTTGAAACTCTTCTATTGTTTTTTGTGATAAATAAATAGATTTTACATCGTCTGATTTTTTCTTTTCTATATTTGTTATAGAGGTATTAAAATCATTAACTTTTGCATCGTAATTTGGATCACTAGGATCTAATCCTTCTATTTTACTTTTAATAGCACCTATTTGATTATCATATAAAGTTTCTACAGCTTTTGCTGCTTGTTCTTTAGCAAAAGTTTTTTCGTCTGACTTTAGATTTTTAATTCTTTGTGACTCTAAATCATATTCTGATGCAAGAGCTGAACCAAATATATCATCAATTCTCTCTTGTTTATCTTGTCTTTCAGCTAATTGTGCTGCTTGAAATGTTTTAAACGGTTCTTTTGCAGCGATTGCAGCTGTTTGAAATATATTACCTTGTGGAGATTGTGCTAATAAATTTAAACCAAATGATGTAAGAAAATTTGGTAAACCACCAGGCATTAAAGGTGCTTGTTCACCTTTGTATCTATCAATGTCTCTTACAAATCTATCAGTGGTTTTAATAGCTCTGTCATATGGATCAGTACCCTTTGATAATGGTTTTCTATCTAAACCAGATGTAATGCCTTCTGCTGCACCACCCATTTTAAACATTGGTCTTTTTAATACTCTGTTCATATTAATTATTTATAAATCTACCAAAATCAGTTTTAGTTGGATTGGTTAATCCACCATAGATACCAGCAAGTGTTGATCCAACTCCTAATGCAGTTTGTAATGGTGTAGGGTTAGGTATGTTTGTTGTTTGTGTTTGACCAGGATAACCACCCATGATCCCTGTTACTTGTGCAGTGTATCTATCTAATTGTTCTTGCGGTAAGAACGTTGCTTGTCTTGTAGCTTCTCTTTGTGCATCAGCTACCGCTTGTGCTTGCGCTTGGTTCAGTGCGCCCAACTGACCTAAACGTGCAATATTTGTTCCTAAGACACCTTGCTCTGCTTGTCCTAAACCTATTTGTTGTCCGGCTAATCCAGATTGGAATTGTCCTAAACCTTGTGTTGCTTGTGCAATACCTGCTTGTTGTCCTCCAATACCTGCTTGTTGTGCACCTAATCCTGCTTGTGCTTGACCTAATGCACCTCTTTGTGCTGCTAGTCCTGCTTGCGCTTGTCCTAATCCAAATCTATTTTGTATGTCTTGTTGTCTTGCACCTTGTGCTTGATTAAAACCTTGTTGCAAGAGACCGGCTTGTAATAACGCTCGTTCTCTCGCAGCCCCTGTGCCAAACTCTGCGAGTTGCACTCCCGCTCGACCACTGCCGAGCGCACCCAAAGCTGCTTGTTGATCTCTAATCTGCTGTTCTTGTATAGCTTTGTTACGATCAAATTCTGCTAATGATGCATCAATCACTTGTGATTGATATGGGGACATAAAATCTTGTACGTCTTGTTGAAAAGCTTGTGCTCCTAATGGCACGCCGCCTAATGTTGTTCCTGCTCCAGTTAATTGTTGTCCTGCAGTTCCTAAAGTTCCTAAACCGCCTGCTACTGTGCCTAATCCAGTTGATAAAGTTTGTCCTGCTGTTCCTAATTGACCAAGAGACACAGCTCCTAATCCAGATGCAAGATTAGCTTGTGTTTGTGCTTTTTGTAAAAATGGTGCGAAAGAACCTAATCCTTCTTGCGCAGTTCCTACACCTGCCGCTTGTTGTGCAATATTTTGTGCTGTTGTTTGTAATGTATCTTGACCTGCTACTGTCGGTGCAAGTCCTGCTAAACTTTGTTTTCTAACATCAAATTGTTGTGCTGCTGATGTTCTTGCTGCAAATTGATCATCTGTTTCACCAGGTAATTTAGATAAAGTACCTACACCACTTGATACTACTGGAACTCCTTGTTGAGCTAATACATTTTCTGCTAAATTAGTTCCTAATTTTTCTACAAAAGGTGCGGGTCTTGATACGGTTTCTTGTACGGCCATTATATTACTTCCTCTAATCTTTGTGATGTTTGAAACATTTTTCTAGCGCCTTCTAATCCTTGCGATTCTTCAGATACTTCACCTCCGGATTCGAGGTTCTTCATCATGTTATACATAACTTCTGCGCCTTTGTCTACACTTCCATCACCAGCATTTCTAACAGCATCTGCTGTAAATACAAATTCATTTTTAGATAGTCTAGCAGGAACATCATCAGCTCTTTCCATTCTACCCATTTCTACAAAACCACCTGTCTCTCTGTAGTCTTTTTCTTTACCATCCATGTCCAATAACGGCATAGTTTTCTTGGCTACTGGCTCTTTGGATCCCTCTTGATAACCTGTTCTCATTATACCACCGTCTGCCATTAATCTTATATTTTGATAGTCTCTAACGTTTGCCATGATAGTATTAGGATCGTCTATATCAGCTCCTCTACTTAACTCTTTTTGATCTTCTTCTTTTGGTGTCATAAGATATGATGCTATCGTTGGAAGACCTATTGATACTAATGGATTAGAAAAAAAATCTCCTAATTTAAATGCTTTGGTTCCTATATCTAAAGCTTTATCTACATTACCAAAAGCTTTAAAATCTTGAAACATACCAGGTAAACTCATACCAAATTTAGTTCCCATTAAACCTTTAGAAAAAAATCCTTTTGTTACCCCAGGAATTCCAAAACCAATTGCTCCTAATAATGCAGCTTTACCTATTGGTGACTTAACTATTTTTTTAACACCACGTGTAACTTTTTTAACAAGTTTACCTAGACCATACATTTGTCTTGATGTTTCAAGATCCATGATCCCACCTTCGTAAGGCATGCCACCTTCTGCAAATGCTGCTCTACCACCATCGGCCATTAATCTATAATTTCTTTGAAAAGGTTCTTCCTCAGTAGTGTCATCTGCATTTTGATCTATAAAACAATAAGCAGGAGGGTTGGGTCCTTTACAAGGATCCATTACTTGATTATCTCCACCACCATTATCAGTAGTTTTAAATCTATCTAAATACTCTTCATATCCTTCTCCTAAAACATCATCAACTCCAGGATTTCCTAATTTTGAAACATTATCAACTTCTCCAAATTCAGTCATTGGATTTGTAGCTAACATACTTGGAGGAACAGATAACATAGTGCTGTCTAATTCTGTTGGTTTAGCAATTATATCCATACCTGATGGACCAAGTTGTTGCATAATATCTAAGTATTCTTGCCTTTCTTCTGGATCAGTTAAATCTAAACTGTTAATATAATTTTGTCTTTGTTTTGCATTATTTATTCTTGCAAGTTTTGAATTAGTTAATTTATCCAAATATGAAAAAGGACCATACTTAGTAATAGCTCTTTTAAATTTATTAACATTAGTTTCTTCTGGTTTTGGTGGTGGTACTTTTACTGGTGGTGGATTAAGTTGACTTGGAGGTCCTTCATTAAAAGGATTGTCATCTCTAAAACCTCCTCCAACATCTGTACCAGGAGATATAGGTCCTGTAGAAGTATCAAATTGTCTTCCTCCACTTTGCACATCTCTTGATCTTGTAGCTGCTTGTCGTTCTGCTCTTTCATTATCAGAGTAACCACCTTTACTACCGGTTTGTCCACCTGCAGGACCACCTTTTTTAAGTAGTTGTTTTGCGATTTGAGTTCTAGTTATGGCCATTGTACTATTCTATTTTGTTTTTCCAAATAAATCAAGACTAGGCATTACGACATTTACATCTTGAGCCATATCCTCGTTCTTATAACCTTTAGCTTCCCAGTCTTTTCTTTCTTTAAAAAGCTCTCCAGTTTCTTTGTGTCTATATGTTGTTTCTACTTTTGCTGGTTTTAATACTTGCATTACGTTGTTACCTCTCTTGGCTGTATTTCTAATATAGAAGCTATGACGTGCAGCTCATTCGCGTCAGCAGCTTGTACTTTAAGAACTTCGCTTTCCTCCATTACAAGAGGATTAGTTAAAAGTTCTGTTGTTGCTTTAGACCCTATTGATTTATCTTTAAACAAATTAAATATAGTGCCACTAGAATTTACTAATGTTATTGTAATTGTGGTCCCTGATCCAGCGTCCTCGGATACTAGTAATGATTTAATTACAGAAGTTTTAGCAGAGGGAACTGTATACAGAGTTGTTAAATCTGTTGTCGTTAAATCTACTTTTTTATTTATAAAACTATTTGCCATTAATTTAAAAAGAAGTTTTGTGCCTCTACTTCATCCTTTAATTCTTGTTGATATGTTGTATTTAATTTTTCTACAATCGCATCTAAATCTCTAGTTTGAGCTTCAGCTACTGTATAATCATATTCTTGAGAAGGTCTAGTTATTACTTGTGCTATCTTAGCCATTATCTACGTCCGTCTGGTTGTGTGTCTAATCTAAAAGTTCCTAACTTCCAGCTTTGACTTGTTGATGTATTTTCTATTTTTAATGCTATAGCTCTTGCTCTTGCACGTGTATCAATTTTTTGTGTTGACGATGATACAGTAAAAGGACCCAAAGCTGAACTAGCTGAAGAATCATTTGGATAGTTTCTTAATTCTAAAGTTATTTGTGTGTTTCCTGTTTGAGATATAAAATCAGGTATAAATCTTCTTATCTTCATTATAAATTCACCATCTCCTCTAAACGTTGCAATACCAGTTGATTGCCCTGTAGATGATGCTCTTTGTTGTGTAATGTCAAAATCTCCTGATGTAATATTTGCAGTGATAGCTGTTGTTGTACCACCTCTTATTTGATCTGTTCCTGTTTCGTGTTCATAGTAAGTTGTACTACCTTCTGTATTACCTACAACATCAAAAGATGTATCTGTATCTGCATCATAAGCTAATGCGTGTGGTAAACCAAATACAGCAGAGTCACGCCACATTGTTCTAGCTAAAGTTCCTACAGTCCACACAGGTCGTTGTGGAGAAGAATCAAAATAGTTATATGTAACCATTCTATTTACAACAGAAGATGTAGAGGTTGGATAGAACCATGTTACTTCACCAAACAAATTATTTAATCCTGCAGATATCATTTGGTTACCAGACTCTACATTAATATCGTCATATACAAAATCTTCTACCAAACAAGGTAATGATTCTAGTTTACCTGCATATCTAAAAAAACCATTCTCTGACATCCAATAAGCTGCACCATCTACTTCTACACAAGCATTTTGTCCAACGAGTCCACAGTTAGTTCCAACTTGTGAAAAAGCAAACGTAAAAGGTTGACCAACAAAACGTTGTGTAAATAACGCTGTATCAGTCCAAACATAAATTGCATCACGACCTCTGATTGCTCCTCTGATCTGTGATCCGTCGGCCAGTCTTTGTGTACCAGCTGTATTGGTTGCTGTTGGTGTATAAGTATTTATATCCTCTTGATCTGAGAATCTAATAAACATATCATCTTGTGTTGATGGTGTTCCAATAGTTGTTTCTGTTCCAAAGAAAACCAAGTGTCTATCTGGTGTAGATACAACCATGTGTCTTGATGCAGTTGGTGCACCGGTTATAATTGTTGCTCTGTTGTTTGTTGGATTAGTTCCTGAAGAATCCCACTCAAATACAGCGCTGTCATGAATTAAACAAATTGCTTTATCACCAAAATTATCTAGTGACCACATTCCTGGTTCAAGAACCAAGTCACCTGATGCAGCTTCACCCCACGCAACATAATCAGTTGAGTTAGTCACTGTTGCACCATCACTGTGAGATGCTGCGGTTGTCCCAGCTACACCTCTAGTTACACCTGTAAGAGTATTACCACTCACTCCTGTGTACGACATTTCTTCAGATCCAATTATAATAAAGTTAGTTCCTGTACTTGGAAACTGTGTGGCATCTGTTAATGTTAAAGTTGTTACAGAAGAATTTATAGCTCCATTTAACGTTGTAGTAGAAGCCCCTATTTCCTCTCCGCCCCATGTTCCTAAACCCCAACCAAGACCTTTAGCTTGAACAGCAGGTCCCACAGGATAATAATGTTGCACTCTTATACCGCCAGATGTTGTTGCTCCAGATCCAGATTCGTTTGATGGCATTGTAATTGTTATGGTTGTAGCTGATGGTACTGTTGTAACCATAAATTTTTTATCATCAAAATCAGATGCACTAAAATTAGAATTAGTTATTGCTGTAAAATTATCTAATAAAACAATATCACCTGCTGTAATCTCATGAGATGTAGAAAAGGTTATAGTAACTGTTGGTGATCCATTCGTTGTGCTAAATGCATTAGTGAGAGTTGTTGTATTTTTAATAGGGTGAATGTCATAAAACACACCCCCTGAATAAGCGTACAATATTCTGTTTGTTCCTATAATAGAATATTTAATTGATGTAGAACTAACAAAATGATGAAGACCTCTACCCGCACCTGTTAGGTCATTTGTTCCACCTAATTGCTTCCATCCTCCTATTTTTTCAGGAGTGCCATATCTAAACCTAACATTATCACAGTCGATCCATTGACCTTCTGCTCCTGTAGGAGTAATTTGTTTATTAATTCCTGGTTGAAAACCTATCTTTTGTAGCATAATAACCCGTTATAACCAATTTGTTCTGAATTAACAGATTAAAGTATCGACATATTATAAACGATTATTCTTCAAATCACAAGGTAATCCTAGGTGTTCCCTACCATCATACTTGTTTTTATTATCTTTACTATCTATGTTGTAGTGTAGAAAAACCTGACAACAATCAGTGCCATTAAATTTCTCTCTCCAATGTTCTAAGTCTGTGCCTCGATATACCAACATATCTCCAGGTTCTAAATCAACTTTTATACCAGAAGTAAACTCTGAAACGTAACCATCTTCCGTATCATGACCTTTGTTTTTATCAGGCTCTATAAAAATAGGCCATCTATCTCCACCCATATTTAAGGTTGTTGATATCTCACAACTAAATCTATCTTTATGTCTTTCAAGAACATCTCCATTTTTATATACTCTTGTGTAAGAATATGTTGGAAACAATTTTAATTCGGTCTTTTCTTCCATAAGATCTTTAAGATCCGAAAGTAAAGTTTCTGTTGCAGTATCAGCGTAATGTGAATATGTTTCTGGTGCCTGACTATCATTCCAAACACCCCAATAACTAGTAAATGGAGATATGTATTTCTTATCAAATAAAGTTCTTGCTACTCTTTTTTTCAGTAAAAAATACCTATATATAAAATTAGCTATCTTTGGGTCAATTGCTTTTCTAATAATTATATATCCGTCTTTCTTAAAACTCATATTACCTCTTCTTTTAAAACATTTATCTTTTTAATTAAATCTATTTTAATATCTATAAACTCTAAATTAAAAGATACAATAATCTTCTCAAATTCATCTTGTTGTTCTGATGCTCTATGTATAACATAGCTTGGAAATAAAACAATATCTCCTTCTTTTGCATCTATGCAAAATTTTTTATCTTGAGAAAAAGGATCTATTAATTCAGTTTTGGCAGAGTTTTTAGAAAATTTAACGTAGTATACTCCAGTATAATTTTCACCATGAACATGCCAATCATGCTTTCCATTTTTGTCATATTGTTGAAACCAAATGTTTTTAATCAAAACATCATGATACCCTAAACTATTAGCACAATCTTTAAAATATTTTTTTAAATATGGTTTTATATATTTCACCCAATCTCTTAATTCATCTTGTGAATTAGCCCAATCTAATTTATGAATTAAATTATCTACATAATCTGTTTTATCTTCTAAATAATTACAATTTGCTTTTTGTAATTTATTAATTAATGTGTCTTTAATATCTTGATGTTCTTTTAAAGAACCTAAAAGACAAACACTATTTAATTTAAACTTTTTCATATATTAACAACTAAAGCTATTCTTTTGCCTTTCTTTGGAAAATATGCTTCGTGATAATTTTCTCCATCAAACATAATTCCTGTTGCTTCATGACCTTTTGTTTCTTTTAAAATTTTCATGTGACTATTATCGTTTGTATATCCTGATGTAGCATCTTCTTTTAATTTATCTTCATATACTACTGTGCCTAAATTATGTTCATCGTTTTTAAAATATATAATTATATTTTTATGACTTGTTAAAAGATCTGCATGTGCACCAGATTTTTCTAACTTACACGGGTAAGTTAAATTGTAAGCCATTCTGTAAACTTGTTTTATTTTAAATTTATATTTTTTTGCACAAGCATATAAAAAATCCATTGTTGGTGCATATATATCAGAATTAATTTTACCCTCTCCTCTTCGTACAACTATGTGACATAAAAAATTAAAAGTATTTATTGTATTTTCATCGCCATATTTTTCTATGTACCAAGGAAAAGTGTTAGACAAGATAGCGGTTCTTAACACATGATATTCTTTTATATCTCTAACATCTAATTCTATCATTATCTATAAGGTGGTCCTATGCTCCAAATTACCAAAGAATATCTTGTCCCTTCAGTTACAGGTTTTACTCTATGCCATACAAAACTAGGAAACACTACAATACTTCCTCTAGGTAAAATTTCTGTACATGTAGTGCTTGCATCTTTTTCTAAATTATTTCTTAAACTAAATTCTAATTCTCCGCCTTTATAATCTTTTGCATCTGACAAAGAACAAGTAACAGATAGTTTTCTTATCTTTCCGTTCATGTTAGGATCTTTTTGATTTTCGTAAGGTTTTTCCCAACTATCACAATGCCAACCATAGTGTTGATTTTTTTTATATTTAGTAAATTGACATTGTTCAGAGTAACTCCAATCAAAATTCCAACCAGCGTTAGCATTTGCAGTTCTAACGTAGGGATGAATTTCTCTATAAATCCAAAGATCATTTAACCAAACTACATTAGAATCTCTTTTTCTTTTTAAATCATCTACCTGTTCTTTTTTTAAATTAAGGGTATCACCTGTTAAACCTAAACTTTCTTTTTGTTGATTTCCATATTTAACTAAGTCATCACAAAACTTAGGAGTCAATGCAGACTCAAAATACCAATACTGATGTTTTAAATTCATATCTTTATATGGTTGTTATATAGCTACACCAACCAGTTGCAATATATTTTTCTTTCTTTTTATTTATTATACCTCTATGAGTATGAGTAAAATCTGTAGGCCATATCAAAGTTAAACCTTTTTTAGCTGGAGCTTTTATCTTTTGATACATAAACTCTGTTCCTCCATCTTCTAAAGTATTTAAATATGTCATAAAAACTAAAACTCTATTAGAGGGTTGTGTTCTTTCAAAATGCCATTTTTTATAGCCACCCCCTGGTTGATAGTGTTGTAAGTTAAGACACTCTGTTATTCCAAAGTGTGTGTTTTCATAAACTGTTGGATATTCTTTTTGATATAACAAAACTATATCTTTTAAAGACTTAAAATATTTTTGAAATAAAGCTAAATTACTTGTTGTAAAATCTACTTGTATGTCTGTTGAGTCTTTTATAGATTTATCAACTATACCTTTCTTTACATTATCTGATATTTTTCCTTGGATCTGTAGGTCTTTATTTGAATTAAAATAATTTATTAATGAATCACATATGTTTTCATCAATATACCAACCTCCTATGAAACTTTCATAAGGAAAGGAATGTTTAGGATACATTAAGGAGTATAGGTATTCCAGGTAGAATTATCTGGATTCCAATAATAGTAAATATTTCCATCGTTATTTCTCGACCACCATCTCAAATTATCCTCATCCCAATCAATAATATAATCTTGTCCATCACCTGCAGGTTGTAGATTAGTTGGATAAGCTACAGGTGCTTCCCACATAGCTCTTGTTTCATTTAACACCCAAGAATTATGAGGTTGTGGATGATAAAAAGCATCCTTTGTTGAATCATAAATCATACCAGGTGCACCATAATTTTTTCTTTTTGCTTTACTTTGATCACTATGTTCTTGATTAAAATCTCCTGAAACATAGTAAACACCTCCTGAAGTATTAAAAGAAGTTTGTTTCCAATAAGTATCTGGATAATTACCGCCATACTCTTCTAAAATTAATGGAGCGTTAGGAAAATGATTTGCAACCCAATTTTCTGATTCAGTGGTATACTCACCACCATTATTGGCTACATCTTGATCATTAACAACCATTGTTCTTAAAACAATATTGTCAGAAGTTTTTATTTCACAAAAATGAGCCATTACGGTTGTATCCATTCTCCTTGTTTGATGTATTCAACTACATCATTTAATTGCCAAATTCCATCTGCAACCATAGTTTGAGGCACTGCTGGTACCGCTGCTATTTCTGGTTCTTTAATTCCAACTCTTCCAGACCCACCTGGTCCTCCGCCGCCGCCACCGAAGCCGCCTCCGCCTCCGCCGCCGCCAGCGTTTGTTGTTCCTGATGAACCTCTACCACTTGATCCTGCACCACCGCCACCGGGTCCGCCACCACCGCCAGAGTTTCCTCCACCGCCGCCGCCTCCGGCATACGTTCCAGAACCAACTATTGGAGAAACACCTTGTCCGTTTCCTCCACTTGTTCCACTTCCACTACTTGAAGAAGGTGAGCCAGCACTTCCGGCACCACCGCCGCCTCCGCCGCCACCATTATTAGATTGTGTTGCAGGAGGTTTAGGTCCTCCAGCATTTCCTAAACCAGATGATCCAGAAACTCCAGGTTGTCCAGGTTGTGTTGCAGATCCACCAGAAGCTGGAGGTCCGTTTCCGCCACCACCATTTCCACCAGATCCTCCTGGGTTACCACCAACAGAGTTTGCTGATGCTCCAGCACCACCACCTTTAGCAGTTAATCCAAAAGCTGTAGTATCCGATCCATTGTTTCCTTTAGATCCTCCACCTGTTGGTGCAGGACCAGATCCTCCACCTCCAATTGATATTGGATAACCTGTTCCTCCTGATACTGGAAAAGAATTATCATCAACAAAAACCATACCGCCGGCTCCGCCACCGCCACCAACATTAGAACCTCCACCAGCTCCACCACCTACAAGAAATACACTTATAGCTGTAGTTCTAGGTTGAGTAGTATGTGTTCCGGGAGAAGTAAAATTTGCTATTACTTCAGATTGAGCTGGGACTGCAGGTACCGCTGGGGTTAAGTTAGGTACGTTATCAGGCCCAATGACACCTCCGTTAGAAACTGACATTAGTCTTTAACCTCCTATGCGTCGTCTATAGATTCGTACGAAATTACTAAATCTAAATCAGATGCTGCATTCGCACCACCTTTTAAGACATCGCCTTCCATTAAATAAATTGCTGAACCTTGACCTAGGACTTCAAGTGTTGAGTCTGCAGGAACTGAAATAGTTTTTGCTAAAAAGAAAGTTCCAGAAGCATCAAAGTTTGCAACACCATCTGGTGTAAAGTTTGCTTTAACAACTGATAAAGATAAATCTGCTGCGCTTGAACCATCTACGTTTGCAGCTGTAATTCTGTTTACTTTAAGAATTTTATCTGCAGAGACAGTTAATAAAGTTGTAGTTGTAGTAGATGTTAGGTTATATCCTAATGATTCACCTTTAATACTTGTTACTGATACTATATTTGGGTTTGCCATAATTTTTTATTTTCCTTTCCTTCTTTTAGCCGAAAACAATTGCCATTGCAATAGCTTTTCCTGTAGTAATTCCAGCTGCTGCAAAGCTTAATGTCCCTGATCCGTTTGTTTTTAAGAATGTATCTGCCGATCCATCAGCATTTGGAAAAGTTAATCCATCAAGAACAATATTACCTGATCCATTAGGAGTTATTGTTATATTTCCATTAGCCGCATCTGTTATCGTTATGGTTCCAGAATCTGTACCGCTGTTTGTACTTAATGTTAAATCTGTAGCTCCGCCTGTAGTTATTGTAAGAGTGCCGGCTCCGTTAGAAGTTAAAGTAGCCGCTGCTCCAGAATCTCCAACTTTTACAGTATCACCAGCAAGAACAACATCTCCAGTTCCTTTTGGAGTTATATTAATATCAATATTTGAATCACCACCAGTTGATGAAAGAGTGGGTCCAGCACCAGTCGCTGCGTTAGCTATTGTAAATTCGTTAACTGCAGAACCTGTAGCTGTTAATAAAGCTAATTCATTTCCATTAGTATCTAAGATAGATGTTCCAATTTTAGGTGAAGTTAAAGTTTTGTTAGTTAAAGTTTGTGTACCTGTTAACGTTACGTCTCCAGCTGGTAAAGTATCGATATCAGGATTAGTTCCATCATTTGCAGTTGCAAATACAAGAGCATCACCTTTGTCACCTGCTGCAAAAGTAAAACTATCCCCCGAACCAGTTACATATTTAAACTGTACTGTGTAAGAACCTGATGTTGAATTTCTTAAAAAATAAAATGTTTGAACGTCTAAAGGTATAGTAACAACTGCATTATCAGATAATGACCCTGTAAACTCAATCATTCTGTGAGATAAAGTTGCTCCAGTTGATCCATCTGAAACAGATAAATTAACTGTGCCACCACTTGTTACTGCTTGTGTTGTATATCCACCAGATATTTGTTCTATAATTTGTAAATTAGTATTAGTCTTCGTTCCCCATGTACCAGCGTTTTCACCAGTTGCTTGAAGTTCTACTCCTAAAGGTGTGTATGTAGATGCCATAAATTTTATCTCCTATGCAGCGTCAGTATAACTTGTATTTGATCCAGTTGCAACAGAAGAATAACTAATATTTGATCCTGTTGCTACGTCTGTATACGATGTATTTGAACCAGTGTCAATATTAGCGTAAGCCTGTATTCCAAGTAAACCTACAGTAGACGTAATAGGATCTGTTACTAATCCTTGTACCATTTCTACAGGTGAAATAGATCCTACAGAAGATGTTGCAGATACTCCAGTTAATCCTACAACATCTGCAGGTGATATTGATCCAACTGAAGAGGTTGCAGAAACACCTGTTAAATTTATTAATTCTACAGATCCTGTAGTTACGTCTCCTACAGAAGAAGTTGCGGATACTCCGGTAATTGCACTTGGACCAAACTCTAATCCTAAAGTTCCTATAGAAGATGTTGCAGCTACTCCTGTAATAGGTTCTGTACTTACACCAAAAGCAACTCCTAAAGTTCCTAAAGAAGAAGTAGAGGATTGTCCAGAAACAGCAACAGTAGGACTTATTACAAAGCTAACACTACCAACACTTGTTGTAGCTTCTTGACCAGATAATTCATATGCAAATTCTAAAGTAGGTGCATCAACGGTAGATGTTAACTCTTGACCTACTAACGGAATAACTTGATCAGGAGATTCTCCCCAAGAATTATCATTCCAACCATCTCTACCCCAACCAACTAAAGTTCCTGCATAACCCATTGTTGGTGTTGCAAACTCTGCAGATACTCCTGTTAATGGAACACCTATTTCACCATCAATTTGTGGACTACCTACACTAGAAGTTAAAGAATGATTTGAACCAATCATCTCTAACAAAACACCTATACCAGTTGTTATAGACCCTGTAGATGAAGTAACAGCTAGACCTCCAACAGAAATAGTTTCATTTGCTCCTTCACCCCAATCAGCTACACCGTAATTTAATCTACCCCAACCTTCTTCATTGAAAGCTTCAGTAGATGAACCTACGTTTGATGTTAATGATTGTCCGGATAAAGTAACTGTAATTACATCATCCTGCCATTCGTTTGATCCCCAAGTGTTAGTACCCCAGGTAGATGCCATAAGGAGTGCCTCCTTACGCTATACGAATGATTGCGTTACTTGCGTCTGCTGTTGGAAATTGAATTGTAAATGTTCCAGAGGAAACTGTTTTGTCACCACCAAATGCGATAACAGCAACAGCTTTGTCAGATTGATCGTCATTATAAATTAATGCACCATTAGCTGTAAAAGAAGCAGAAGTATAACTTACGTCTGCAAAATCACAAACTGCAGTTGATCCAGATAAAGCTGGAGTAACACTTGTTAATGTTGCACCACCTGCAGAATATGCAGATCCTGATGTGTTTGAAATTTCATTTGATGTTGAATAAGCTGTAGTTCCAGCACCTAAAGATGCATCACTTGTAAATAAAGCTATTTTAAATGTATCACCACTAGATGCAGTGAAATTATGTGTACCAACTAAAATTTCTTGTTTAAAGCTGTTACAAATTGCTGATGATATTGCCATAATTTATTCTCCTACGGGTTTGCTGAGTTTACTGGAATACGAATAGCGCCATCAGTGTAGTCATCTCTTCGTCTTCTACCAACTTGCTCGTTAGCAAACTTTTGTATCTCTTGTTTATACTTATTTTCGTATAGTGTCAACATATCTATCGGACCTTTTAAAAATCCATACGTTTCAGACAAACAGCAATATAAAAGACCATTTGGAAAGTTAAGACTAATGTAGTTAGTTCCATCTGCTCCCTCTAATAAAGCTGGTGCAGCGTTATAATGAACTCTAAATTTATATGTAGTATCAGGAACTGGAGCAAACATCATTCTACCAGATGTAGTGTCAGATTCTCCTGTCGCACCGCCAAACATAGCGTAGTATTTAGGTTGACCTCTTTTTCCAGAAGCTGTGGAAGAAACGTATTCTTGTAAATAAGTAATATCTTTTTTCTCTAACCATATATTAGGTCCAGTTGTAGCTGAAGTAGAGTCATAAACCTGTATTCCTCTAATAAATACAGCTCCTGCTGGAGCATTAATTGTTTCTTGACCTGTAACTAAATTACCTGATTGTTGTTTTCTATCTGCATCAATAGGAACATCTCTAAAAATTCTATACTGTGCATTTAAAATAATATTTTCTAAAACAGCATCTGTTAAAACATTAGAGTCTGTTTCTGTATAGCTTCTTATCTGTGTTTTTAATCCTGATGTACTTAATCCAGCCATTATTCAGATTCCTTTTTATATTTTTTATTTATTTTATCTACTTTGTGACTTTTAACTTCTTCATACAAAGTAAGATGTGGATCTTGTTTTTCTGGTATAAAAAAATTTTTAATCCAATTCCAAATTTTATTTATCATGCTTCTATTGTTACAGGTCCTATCGAACAACCGTAACCTCCTCCTTTTATTTCACCAGTTGTAGCAGTATCTGTATCAACTGTAAAATGAAAATAATTAGACGTAGCGTAATCTGTCGTTACGGCTGCATCATTTTTATATAACCCTGTTGTAATTGTGTATCCCGCTGACTTTGCTATATTAGCACCTGTAATACCATCAAAACTTTCTGGATTTGAATATGTAAATGAACTTCCTGCAGATGTAGTTGGTGGTCCTCTGAATCTGTAAGTTGTTCCACTAGTTAAACCGTGTCCAGGTGAAAATACGTTTATAATACGAGATCCGGCTTCATATGTTTCGAAACCATTATCTGGTATTCTAACAGTTGTTGCAGGTTCTGTTCTATCTGTTCTTGTATTTAACAATGCAATTGCATCGGCACCATTTGGTTTTGGCTCTAATTGTGGTTGTTTAGGTTCATATTCTGTAAAGTGAACAAATGCACCATTCCATTCTCGAACCATTTCTTTGTATGGAAACTCCATACCAGATCTATCTGAAATTGCTTTTGCATATTTTCCTGTTGCGTATTTAGACATTAAGTTCCTGGGTAATAAGCTTTAGGTGTAATAAATGTACTTGAAGCCGAACCATCTTCTGCTAGCGCTCTTGATAATTCATCTTCATAATATAGTTTCATTTGTTGAACTAATTGTGGTTGATATTTTTGTGCAAGATAAAAAGCTAAACCCGAAGTCATGCAAGGAACAAATCTAAATGGAACATCTGTTGCATTAGTGTAGTCTCCAACATCTTGAATTCTTTTTATAAAAAAGAAGTGCATATCTTTAGATGCGTTTGTTGAATCTGGTGTAGGATAAATATGTATTGTAACTTTGTCTATAAATCTCTCTACCCAATATTGATTAGGTGTACCTTTAGATAATTTATTTGAAAAGCCTGCATACGTAGATCTATCTACTTTTGTCATTGGACTATCTGATTGTGTTGTTTGAGTTCTATTAGATCTTAATTGTGCCTCAAGAACATCTGAAATTCCAAACACACTTGCTGGATCTGTAGTTGTTGCAGAAGTTCCATCACCACTAGATCTAAAAAAATCATAGTCTGCTTGACCTTCAATAAGATCTAAATTTGTTGATCCTACTTCCCAATAATGAATACCTCTATTACCCCATTCTTGAAATAAGATATTAAGAGATCTTCTTGCAGATTTAAGTTGATAACCTGCTAC